GCTCAGCATATTCGAAGTCTGGCGCCGAGCTCTTGGCTCAGATCACATCTCTCAGGCTGGCTGATTCCGTCACTGGCGGCAGGGTCATTGCCCGGTTCGATGCGAGGAACCCGCGCGCCGAGACGTTCCTGCGAGATCAATCGTCCAGACTAATCACGACCATAACAGGCGAAACGAAGGATCTAGCCCGCCAGATTTTGACTGAGGGGCTTGCCGCCGGAAGGTCGCCGCGTTCTGTGGGCTTGGACCTGATAGGGCGGAAGGGTGTTGGCCGTGGGAACCGTAAGGGGGGCATCATGGGGCTCACCAGACCGGACGCCAAGGCCGCATCAACTGCACTCGAGGAACTGAGCGGCACGACCAAGACCGAGCTCGGCAACTATCTGAGGCGCAAGACACGCCCCAAGCGCTTTGATGCTCTGGTGAGGCAGGCGCTCAAAACGGGCAAGCCCATCCCTCGAGCTCAGGCCGTCAAGATGGTTGGCTTGATGCGCGACAATATGCTCCGGAACCGCGGTGAAAATATCGCCCGCACCGAATTGCTCCAGAGCGTCAATGCGTCGCAGCAGGAAGGCCTAGACCAGCTGGTCGATAGCGGCAAGCTCGAGGCGCGGCATATCGAGGGCGAGTGGGACGCAGCCGAAGACGATGACGTCAGGCCAAGCCACGCCGCGATGGACGGCCAGCGCCGGATCCTCGGGGCGGTATTTAATTCGGGCGACGGTTACATGCTGCTTTACCCGGGCGACAGGTCAAACGGAGCGCCTGCTTCCGAAACCAACAGCTGCCGGTGCTTCCGCCGAATCCGGATCAATCATCTAGCGAGACTGAAGTAATGGGCAAGTTTGCGGCCAGCGTTGACGCTAATCTCGACAAGCATGAGGAACGCCTAGACCTGATCCTGCGGCAGGCCTCACAAGACATGATGGCCGACATCAAGATCGGCCCATCGATCACGAGATCCGGACATCGAGTTCACGGCACTATCCCGCGAGATGACGGGGTTTTGGCTGGGTCTCTGGTTTCATCACTCCAAGGCGCCACCAGTATCGAGGGCACAGGAACGGCCAGCTTCGAATTCGTCATTGCAGGCGCAGAGATGGGTGACACCCTGTCTTTCGGCTGGGGCGGCGCTGCAGCGGATTACGTCCTGCCAGTCCACTACGGCACCAAGACGACTAAGGGCACATTCTGGGTTGATGTTGCGGCGAGTAAATGGCCGACATATGTCAGCGGAGCAGTAGCAAAAGCAAAGGCGATGGTCCCATGAACAAAACCGATATCCTTTCCGCGATGAAGTCCAGGATCTTGAATGCCGCGATCACCCCGAACGTCGCGTATCCAAACGTCACGCCTGCCGACGATTCCCTGCCTCTTGTCGAAATCGAGTTCGCGGGCGGTGACAGTGCGACCGACGCGCTCGACGGATCATCTCTGGAAAATGAGGTCGGCGTCCTGACCGTAACTGTCGTTATTGAGCGCAATGCTGACGGCGGCGAGGACACGGGGAACGCTCTGGCTCAGGCTATCAAGGCGCTGTTTCCGGCGGGGCTCCGACTGCCAATCACAGGGGGTCGAGTGAACTTCCTACAACCGGCCTCTATTCGGAACGGCTTCCCTGACAAGACAAGCTGGCGTATACCGGTAACAATTCAGTACCGGGCCGACCAGAACTGAACAACCAAATACCGGCCACCCCGGCTGGCTGGTTCCCGCTTCGGGTAACTGCCGGGATGATGAACCCAAGCAATAGGAGTTTGCCCAATGGCAACTGCACCAGAACCAACCATCGGCTCGACCGTACATATCGCAGTCGGCGTTCCAGCGACCGAGGATCAGGCTGGCTATGAGGCCCAGTCCTTCACTCAGGTAAAAAAGGTTTTGTCGGTCCCTGAGTTCGGCAATGACAGCGAAGCGGGCACTGTTACTCTGCTCGAAACCGGCGTCACCCAGCACTACAACGGCACCAAGATCGTGCCGCCATTCACCATCCCTTATGTCTATGACATTACTGATCCCGGTCAGGTTATTGTGCGGGCAAACGTCAACGGCCCAACAGAAGTGACCATCCGGATCACTGACGTTGATGGCCGCGACCAGTATTGCCAGGGCGTATTTGCGAACCTCCACGATATCGAGCGGACCCCGCAGAGCTATCGTGGCGAGAGCTTCGAATTTCGTTCGATCACAGTTCTGACAACTGTGGTCTAAACAGAATTCCAGCCCCTAACAGGGTTGGATAGGGGGCGGCGCGTATCGGCTCAGCGTGTCGCCCCCAACTTTGAGCCAGAGCCACGGAGAAAACCAAAATGGATCTTACTGCTTTCGACGCCCGAACCGCTTCCAACAACGCCCAGCCGATGCATTTGCGCAACCCGGTTGATGGCGCGCTGATGTACGTCGACAACAAAAAAACGAAAGCCTGCATTGTCATGGTGCGCGGCACAGAAAGCCGGGTGGTCCAGACGCGGCTGTCCGAGATTCGCGCCGAACGCGCCGTTAGCGAGGGTGCCAAGGCATCCAAGAAGGCGAAGACTCAGGAGGTCGACACTCAGGGCCTGCAGGATCTTCACGAGAAGCTGGCGCGCGACATGCACCCTCTTGTGACTGAGTTCAAGAATATCGAGCGCGGCAAGGATCCGCTGGACGCCAATGATCCCGAGGCCGTGACGTGGTTTCTGAACCTGCAGCTGATCAATGGCCAGATGGACGAAGACGGGCGCGACCTGTCATTTCTGGGCCAGATCGCTGAGTTCGCCAGTGAACGCGGTAACTACTTGGGAAACTCCAAAAGCGACTGATCTTCGAGGCATTTTCGATCGGATGGCATGACGCTCACACGAAGACCGAGGGCACAGATGGAAAGCCAAAGATCGACGGTTTCAGTCGCAAACAACATATCGAGAGGGCTGGCGGGGAACTGCCAGCCTCTGACGTGACAGGGGCCGAGTCGTATCACATAGGCGTTATGATGGATGTCGGTTGGTCAATGCGGGGCTCGGACGGCACCGAGCGGCCGCTGACTTGGACGGAGATCATGGATTATGCTAGAGGTGTCTTGACAATTTCTGACCCTTGGGAAATTCGAACTGTGTTCAAGATGAGTTCAGCATACCTCGCAGGAAAGATCCTGGGCCAGAATCAATTCTCGAAACACCCAATTGATATGAGAGATGACGCAGATGGTTGATGTTTCAGTTCTAAGGCTTGACGTTGATTCGAAGGCGGCCAAATCAGGCAAGCAGGATCTGCAGGGCCTTCGGGTCGAGGCCGGCAAAACTGACGATCGTGTCGAACGCCTCGGCAATACCACCGTGGCCACAAGCGCCAAGATGCAGACCATGAACGCCAGCGTGTTGAAGCTGGCGAAGGGGCTCGGCGTGATGGCTCTGGGCTTTGTTTCCCTTGCTTCAGGTCGCGCCGCTGCCACGATGGCCCGAGACTTCAACGCGGCTCAGGCAGAGGCATCGACGCTGATCCAAGGCACCACCAAAGAACTGGCATTGCTCGAGGCAGAAAGCCGCAAGTTCGCCGCGACATATGGCGGCACGGCAACTCAGCAGGTCCAGGCGTTCTATCAGGCAATCAGCGCCGGGGCCGATGGGGTGGCCGGGGCCGCACGGCTTCTGAACGTGGCCAACATGCTGTCAGTAGGCGGCGTGACTAGCGTTACCATTGCGACCGATGGCCTCACCACTGCAACGAACGTATACGCAGCATCAGGCCTGACCGCAGCCGAAGCGTCCGACGCTATGTTCGTCGGCATGAAATTGGGCAAGACCACAATCGGAGCCCTTTCTGTGTCTATGGGCAAGATTATACCGATTGCCCAAAAGGTCGGCCTGACATTTGACGAGACAGTCGCAGGGGTTGCCGCTCTGACAACTCAGGGCCTAAGCACATCCGAAGCGGTCACTGGCTTGAAGGCTGTCATTCTGGGGATCATTAAGCCGACTGAGCAGGCCGCAGACATGGCCGAGAAGCTCAACCTGCAATTCGACGCGCAGACGCTGAAAACAGAGGGCCTTGTAGGGTTCATGAATAGCGTGATCGAGGCAACCGATGGCAGCACCGAGGCTATGTCTCAGCTGTTCGGGTCAAGCGAAGCCCTCGCTGCAGCCCTTTCCTTTGCTGGCGGCGGCGGTGAAAAGCTGGCCGAGATCATGGAGCAAATGGGGGTCAAAGCGGGCGCATCGCAAGAGGCATTTGACAAGATCGCCCAGAGCTTAGATTTCCGTCTCAGCGCGGCGATGGGCAAATTCAGCAACGCTATGCTGACGGTTGGGCAGGTGCTCCTGTCCGTGGTTGTTCCCGTCATCGAACTGGTCGCGAATAACATCCAGCTAATCGGGTCGTTTGCTGCCGCTGCAGGGGCTGTTATCTTGGCAGCCTACATCCCAGCCATGGTGACGGCGGCAGCCACCACTGCCGTCTGGGCCGCGTCCCTGATCACGCTCAAAGTCGCGCTGATCGCAACGGGTATTGGGGCGCTTGTTGTGGGCGCAGGCCTGCTCCTCAATGCGATGCTGAATCTTGTCAAGGTGACGGGCAGCTGGGGCGTTGCTCTGGCGGTGCTTGGGGATCTGGCTAGTGGCGTATGGGAGGGTATAAAGACATCCGCGCAAAGCATTGCGCCCTCGATCGGCGCGGTCTGGGCGACGGTAAAAGCCGCATTCTTCCAAACGATGGAGGCAATGTCGGGTATTTGGACACAGTTCCTGTCATTCTTGGCGAACAGTATCGAGGGCATCCCGGGGATGGGGTCAGCGTTCGACAGCCTGAGCGAGTCAGCCGGCGGGGCCTTCGCAAGCATGTCCATGTTTAACGGCATGGCAGCAGGCGCGACGGCAGAGAGCGCTCGGCTTACGGCAGCAGCCCAGCAACTGCGGACTGAGGGCTTTGACAAGATGCGTATAGCCGTGATGGACCTGATGAAAATCATGGCTGCCAGCAATGGCGAGATGGACGATGGATCGGAGGCAGCCAAGAAACTGGCCGCGCTGATGGCGTCGCTCGAGGCGGAAACAAGCGGGGCCGGTGATGGCCTGGATGATCTAAGCAAAGGCGCGAAGAAAGCCAAAGACGCGATGTCGGATCTCGACAAGGAGATGAAACAGAATATCACAACCACGGTCGGCAGCCTGTCTGATGCGTGGGCTGATTTCGTGATGGACGGCCTCGATAACTTTGGCGACTTCGCGGATAACGTGAAGAATATCTTCAAGCAGTTGCTCACTGACATGATCGCAATGGCGGCTAGAAATCAGATCATGATTATGCTGGGAATGGGCACTTCCGGAGGCGGCGGGCTCGGTCAGGTGGCCGGTTCTGCGCTCGGCGGTGGTGGCGGTGGCGGCGGCGGCGGCGGCGTCG